CCAACACACGCAAAAAATAGAAGAGCTGCTAGAGAGAACCGAAAAATTAATGCATTAACTTTTAATGATTATCAAAAAGAAATGGAAATGATTGATTTTATGGCTCGACAAAAAGCAACAAATGATTTACCAGCATTACATAAACAGTTACAAGCCTTGAGTAAAGTTGATGGTCCAATGACTAATGATGCAGGACAAATGAGGGTCAGTCATGCTAATGGATCATATTATTTTATTGATAAAGATGATAAAGAAGCACTTAAACATGCAAGGTCAGCCGGATATCAGCGTGGAGGGTTAGCAGCAAAAGGAAGTGATTTTAAAAATAATGTGGCCACAAATGTTGGCGGAAATACATGGGTAAAACCTCAACAAAGTTTTCAAGAATTCCAAGCTAATAGCATAGATGATGATATGGCTCAAGAAGTTGTACCACCAAATCAAGGTGTACCGATACACCCAGTAACAGGATTACGTATTGAAAAAGGTGACAATTGGAATTCTTACACAGATGCCCCAAGTGGAACTACTTACAATAATAGCAATTTTAACTGGAATAATAAAGGCTTTAAAACACCTACTGGAAATGTGGATGGGTTATCACAAGCACAAATTGATGGTTTATATGGACGCCCATCTAGTCCTGAACCTGCCCCACAACAAGATATTGTAAGCTGGTTTAAAGAAAATTGGGGTAAGTAGGTTAATCTATGCTATCTGATAATGATTTTCTAGAAGTTATTAATTTTATTGGGAGCCAAGAAAAAAAGGCTCGTAGTAACTTTATACCTCTAGAAACATTAGAAGACCCCCTATCTGCTACAGAACTCGATAGTTTAGGTGTAATGATGTTCTATGTATTACTAGATGAGTTTTTTGGTATACCTGATGAATCTATAGAAGAAGGTGATACAGTTAGCAGTAAAACAGGTAAAGACATTCTTAAATTTGTACTGGCACATCAAACTAAAGGTTTTACTATCGAAGAATTGCAAGAAACATTTAAACAATATAAATGATTAATATAACCATTAATCATTCTATCTACAGTGAGGAGGTCACAGAACTTACTCATTTAGATAAACCTCAAAAGGTACATCAGGTCACTGACGGGGGAATGTTTGTTAAAAAAGGTATTAAGGTGTTACCTGCAGTATTGATTGAAAAGCTATTAGATTCTGTAGAAGGTCTAATAGATAAGCTTCAGGATACTTTTACTAGCAGTGGGCGCAATGGTTTTATATTATCTACAGGCGGGTCAGTATGGACAGGTTATGCAGGAATTAAGCATAGAACAGCTGAGTACCCTACACTGAAGATATTGCCTATGGGTATGTCACAGATATATGCAGGTCAACTTGCTAATTCATTAGGAAACTTTGAACATATTAGTACAGATGCTACTAGTTGTGTAAGTGCACATGCTGCACTGAGCCAAGCTAAGTTATTAATAAAAGCAGACGAACTAGACAGAGTTGTAATCATATCAACAGACAATGCAACATCTGAAGAGTTTATGCAGTTTTTTAGAGAACAATCACTTACTAGAAGTCTGAAAGAAGAAAGTATATCTGTCAATAAGTTTAGATTAGGTCAGGCAGCTAATATCATCCTATTAGAGAATGATAAAGCTACTAAAGCTTCGGGCAACACGCCCGTAGGGTTGTTGCACGGAGTTGCATTAGTTGCAGAATATAATACAAACCCTCTTGGTATTCGAGATGATGGTGCTGGATACAAACTTGCAATCACTAAAGTACTAGAAGGTAATACTAAAACAAAAATTAATTTTATTAAACTACACGATACAATGTCTACAGATAATGCTGTAGAGCGTATAGTTGTAGATAAGTTATACCCAGGTGTACGTAAAATAAGTTATAAAAAACGTATCGGACATACTATGGGTGTTTCAACCGCAGTTGAAATGGGTATAGCCATGAAAGAGGAGCAAGGTACTTTTATTAGTTTAGGTGCTGGAATGGGAAATGTTTTTACCGCTGCACTCGTGGAGATTGCATAATGGAAGTTAAGTTTAACCACTGTACAGCTTTACAAAAGGGCGAGGCATACATATACTATATGTATAATCGCGAATTGGAAGGGTTTCTAATTGCTAGTATTGTAGTAGCTAAAAATGACAAAGCTAAGATGAGTTTAGCTAGTTTATTAAAGTATTTTTTTACAGAAATAACTAGAAAGAAGGATGTATATTGTAGTTTATTTGATGACTCCTTAGATTTTTTTAGTGGTTATATTACAGAAGCTGGGAAACTTAATGGTATGTCAATTTACAAGATTGAAGCATACAAGGATAATGTATGAAAGAAAACAAAGATGATTTAGACTTAGATTTAAGTAAACCTAAAGATTTAACGGAGTGGGATAACCCACCTAAGTTAGAAGAACTTAAACAAGACTATCAGGAAGCACAGTCTGCTCATACTTCACATGTATTAGAAGTTGATGGTTGGTTAAGTAATCTAAATGGTGATCAGCAAATCAAAGCTAAGAAAGGACGCTCTAGAATTGTACCTAAGCTTATTCGTAAGCAAGCTGAATGGCGTTATGCTTCATTAAGTGAACCCTTCCTATCTACTGATGACTTATTCAATACAGCTCCTGCTACGTTTGAAGATAAAGAATCTGCAATACAAAATGGCTTAGTATTGAACTACCAGTTCAACTGTAAGTTTGATAAAACTAAATTTATTGATGAGTACATTCGTACTGCTGTAGATGAAGGTACTGCTATTGTAAAAGTAGGTTGGGAGTTTGAGGAAGAAGTACAGGAAGTTGAAGTTCCAGTTATGGAAATGATGCCTGTACAAGACCCTACGCAAGCACAGCAAATGCAAGAACAAGGTATTCCACCATTTGAAGAAGTACAAGTTGGTACTAGAATGGAAGAACAAACAGTTGTTGTTAAGAATCAACCTGAGTTAGAAGTATGTGACTACAACAACATAGTTGTAGACCCTACTTGTCAGGGTAACTTAGATAATGCTGAGTTTATCATCTATAGCTTTGAGACTTCAATGACTCAGCTTAAAAAGGATGGTAGATACTCAAACCTTGAGCATGTATCACTAGACAACAGTAGTCCTTTAAATGAGCCTGATTTTGAATCAGGTGATGATAGTAGCTTTAAGTTTAAAGATGAAGCCCGTAAGAAGATTGTAGTTCACGAATACTGGGGCTTCTGGGATATTAACGACAATGGTGAAACAGAACCTTTTGTAGCTACTTGGGTAGGTGATACATTAATCAGAATGGATGAGAACCCATTCCCAGATAAGAAGTTACCTTTCATATCTGTTCAGTACTTACCTAGACGTAAATCTGTATATGGTGAACCTGATGGTGCACTACTAGAAGATAACCAGAAGATTATCGGTGCTGTAACTCGTGGTATGATTGATATCATCGGTAGAAGTGCTAATGGTCAGATGGGCATACGTAAAGATGCACTAGACGTAACTAATGCACGTAAGTTTGAACAAGGTGCTGACTACAAGTTCAACTCTAATGTAGACCCTAGACAAGCTTTCCATATGGAGACTTATCCTGAGATCCCAGGTAGTGCACTAAATATGCTTAATCTTCAGAATAACGAAGCTGAGTCACTAACAGGAGTTAAAGCGTTCTCTGCTGGTATTACAGGACAAGCACTAGGTGCAACAGCTACTGGTATCAGATCAGCATTAGATGCTACTTCTAAGCGTGAATTAGGCATCTTAAGACGCTTAGCTAATGGTATCAATCAGATTGGTAGAAAGGTTATCTCAATGAATGCTGAGTTCTTATCAGACCAAGAGATTATCCGAGTAACTAACGAAGAGTTCGTAGCTATCAACCGTGAAGACTTAGGTGGTATGTATGATATCAAACTAAACATCTCTACTGCTGAAGCTGATAATGAGAAAGCTCAAGAGCTATCATTCATGCTACAGACTATGGGTAACAATATGGATCCTGCTATGTCACAGATGATTTTATCTGACATTGCTAGACTACGTAAGATGCCAGAGTTATCTAAACGAATTAAAGAATACCAGCCACAACCTAATCCGATGGCTGAACAGAAAGCGCAACTTGAAATGCAACTACTACAGGCACAGATAGCTAATGAACAAGCTAAGGCTGCTGAGAATACTATAGATGTTGAATACAAGAAAGCTAAGACTGCTACTGAGATGGCTAAGAATAGAAATCTTAATAGTAAGTCTGACTTGGAAGACCTTAACTTCGTGGAACAAGAGTCTGGCGTTAATCGTCAGCATGAGGAAAACATGAAGAAGGTCGACCAAGATCACGGGATGGATAATAGATTTGCAGATGCAATTATTAATGATCCTGTGTTAAACGGAGGGTAATGTTGAAAAACCGTGATATAATCACGAAAAAGTAACTTTACTTGTTTTAATCTCATTATGAGGACACACGATGAACAGTGAACAACAGATAGAACAGTTA